TGCCTCTATCAATGAGCCATATAGCAAGGCATCAGGGTAGTTTGCCAAAAACACATTAGATGCGTTTGCCCCAGACAATACGGCTGGCTTTGCGTAATACAGAATCTCTAGCACATAGGCCGAGTCTGGCATTGGGGCAAATTGGAACTCTTGTGCCAATACGGTATAGAAAACTGGCAAGCCAGACTCATCTGCCCTAGCATCTCTTGTGAAGCCACTAGGTGACAGATAGGTTACTGGCATCCGAGGATTTCCCTGCGTAAACAGGTCACGAATCTCTAAGAAGTCGGTTGGCAAGGCTACACGGGCATCACCAGCCGTCATGGTTGCGGTAGCTGACTTGAGCATTAAGCGAGTACGCAAATCCCTTGATAGGCGTGTTTCTGCAAAACTAATAAAGTCAGGGATTACTGCGGATAAATCATTGCGCCCTAAGTAACTTGCAACTGAGGCCTGCAAAGCTGTGTAGTTTGTATAACCCATTATGTTTTCTCTATGTTTGCCCAGCTATAAGTATATTGACCAATGTGCTTTATCCCCATAGATAAGTCATGGTCTACCCAAGTATCAAATCCTGCGTCTTTTGCTTTTATGCAGAAGTAAATATCTTCGCCCAATATCTTATTATTAGGCAACTGCTCAAAGTAAAAATACGGTTCTTCTAGTTTTTTAAATACGCTTGCTTTAATCATCATTACACCGCAGCCTATACCGTCAGCCTTGCTTATGCCTTTAAGGCCGTTAGAGTAAATCGGTAGCCAAGTGCAACTGCCATCTTCGTTTATGGTTAAATTCTTAGCCGTTGGTATTACTGGCTCTGACCTAGTGGTAGCGTTTACTCCAATAATGTCTTTATTATGCTTTAGTAACTGCGTAATGGTGTCTTTTGGAAAACGCATATCTGCATCAATAAACACAATGTAGTCGCACTTTGCTTCCAATGCCGTCTTAACCAACTGATTGCGCTGGTCAAATATCAATGTGCCAGCAGCCGTATAAATGTCTATGTCGTGCTTGGTTGTTTTAACCATGTAGCCAACCATTGCGGCTAAGTCAAACGCTGTTGCTACTTCCATCTGCCCCCTGGCAGGAATACATATAGCGAATCTCATACGATGCCCCCACGAGTACGAAATACTCTGTTCTCTGGGTCATTCAGCCACTTCTTTAAGCCTTTTGGATCAATGATGTGGTAGCCACGCATCAATCCTTTTGTGTTCAGATCGTTAATGATCTCAGTAGGCAATGTAGCAATATGGTTTCTAGCATCTATGGGATTATCGCCCCAGCCCTTGCCGGTACTGTTCTCTGCATACTTAGTCTTTGTATATTCTACAAAGTCGCTCATGTCGGTTACGGATTGAATAATCAGGCCGCCTTCACCGTCATCGTGGGCTATGCGAGTAACGCCATTTTGTACATCAATTATCTTTTTCAAATCCTAATCCACCTATCAGGTATTAGGTCGGTAGTATCTAAGCCATTGGTAAACCAATCTTTAGGACTAACTACAGTATTACCATTGGCAAGCCAAGCTCCCCACCAACCAAAAGAGCTATTAGCTATTATATGGTTTTTAAAGGAGGAAAGTAGAGATAAATCGGTTATGGCTGTATTGCATGGCATTACATAATCTGCCCAGTCTAAATTCTCTATACACCAAGCTGGGTCATCCGAAAACACCACCACCGTATAGCCTGGGAATATCTCCAGCGCATCTCGGTAATAACTTTCGCCAAGGTTATGGAACACATTAGGCAGGCTAAGGTAATCCCCACGCCTTACTGTTACTGCCACCATGTCATCGTCTATTGACGCTTTGGGTAGGTAAAACTCTTTTCTTACTTGGTCGGCAATGTCAGCAAAATACTTCTCCGACTGCCAGTAACCTACCATCATTCCTGATTCGGTTATATCTTGGTGTCTAAAGCCTTTTTCCTCTATCAGCTTTCCCTGTTCGTTTGAAACAGTAGCAGATATAGGGAAAACCCCTAGTTCGTATTGTCTACTTTTGTTTACTTCGTAGAAACTGTTGTTTATAAACAACGCCTCTTGTAGTCGTTTGGATACAGCTAGTCCAGCAGCATACTGGAACATCTGATTGCCAAGACCGCCTTGAATGTATGTAATCATAAAATGAGGGGCAGTTACCCACCCCCCATTCTACTTACTAATTACCAATCTATCAAGACAGATCGAAAACACCACCGTGTGCAGCTTCGTTGCGAACTTCGAGGGTCAATTCAGCAAGAATCTGTGTCTTTTCGCTATCGCCAGCTTTAGCCAGTTCGATAGTTTGGAATGGGCGCAGATAAGCCAATGCTGCATACTCAGGATCGAGTACGAGAGCATCACGGGTACGCATGAAACGGTTAGGAACGATCTGCAATACACCAAAGTCGGACTGATACAAATCAGCGCCAGCTAGGATGGTTGCTTGACCGCTAGGTGTAGAGTTGTAACGGTTTGCTGCCAAGCCAGTAAAGCTTGATACAACTTGTTTGAGCGCTGGGCTAACAAACAAAGCTGAAGGCGTACCGCCTGAAGTAAACACTTTAGCTACTACATCTTTCAACATGGTTTCTGTGAAAGTACGGGTCGTGCCATCGGTACGAGTCGAAACACCAATGGTGGTTGGATCGCCACCAGCAGTTGTGCCAGAGCCTTCGTTCGTGTTTGTCTTGATGTAAGACAAGAGCGAACCCATTTTGCGAGCAGTAGAGTTGCTTGTGCCAACAGCTTGACCTTGGTTGGCGGTAATGATCGCCTCAATGTCACGCTTGATTTCAGCAGAAGCCTTAGCCAACTGATAAGCCTTCTCAGACTTACGGCCAGCTTTGTCTACAGCTTCCAAAGTACCAGAAATTTGCACAGTCTTACCAACGATCTGTGTGTAGTTACCAATACGGCTGGTTGGGCTGAGGGTAGCAGCAGAAGCGTCAGCACCTTCAACTAATGCGTTGCTGGTCGTAGCGGCTGCGAGGGCATCAGTCTGCCACTCATGGTAAACACCGGTAGCCTTAGTCTTGCCAATAGATGACATGATTGGGGTATCGGTAGGGGAGATGTTATAAATAACATCGCTTAAATCTTCACGGGCGCCAACGGCGTCGTAGCGATTATAGATAGTCATGGTTTAATCCTTTTATAAAAATCGTTCAAATAACCTTGCAGCGTCTTGTTTCTTGCCGGATTGGCGTAAACGCTCAAAGTCTTTCTTTTTTGCTTCTTGCTCGGAACTCTTAGGGTTAGATGTTCCTGGCTTTAATGTCTTAGGTGCTGACTGCACTTTCTTATGTGCGCCTGGCTTTCCAGCCACTAGCTTGTCATACATCATCGACTTGTAGAGCGCTGACACAGCACGGCTATCGTAAACTTGGCTTAGTTCTTGATCTGAGAATCCAATGGACTTGGCATAAGCACGAATATCCCTGCGGATTACTTCGGCTTTAGCATCATCCTTAAACTCAGGAATCATCTCAACTAGCTTTTGTTGCTCTTGCTGAATGTGCGATTGCAATACTTGGCTATGTTGTTGTGCCTGTTCTTGCTGTACTCGCTGTCTTTCAGCTTGGATAGCGCTCAGTTGCTTTTCCTTCTCACTACGATCTGCTATGGCTAGTGCATAAGCAATGGGGTCATTTTCTCTGAGTTCCGCTAGGTTCTCAGTTCCCGACTGCTGTTGTAGCAACTGCTCAATAACTTGGAGTCGTTGTGCATAGGTATCACGCACTCTGGCTGTTTCTTCAATCTTACTGCGCTCTGCCTCTACGGCCTTGCGCTGTTCCGCTAAAGATTGAGTCTTTTTCTGATAATCGGCAGTTCGACTGTATCCGTTCAGAAGCTCATCAAGGCTTACCTCCAGTTCTTCACCGTTAGCTTTCACTCGGTATTTGGGAGATTCCTCTACTGCTTCTTCTTCGTATTCAGTTTCTTCCGCATTTAAATCCGATTGCTCGAACTCGCCTTCTTCTGAATACTGCTCAGAATCATCGCTTGCACGAACTTCTGGGTCAGCTTGCGCTTCCTCGTTTCGTGGTTCAAGAATAGACATAAATGCGTTAGCCGCACCGCTTACAGATGTATCTACACTCCCTGATGGGTTGGTGTTGTCGCTCATGTTGTTTACCTTTTAGGTAGTTAAAAAAACCGTATACGCCTCTTATCAATTTCGCTTTGCTGCACGAGTGATTGTAATGACGCTTCAAATTCTTCGATTGCTTTCAGCTTGATTAAGGCTCTTTCTCTGCCATCTACATCTTCATCTGCTGAATTAAAAATATAAGACTTGTACAAGTCCTTCTGAGCCTCTACTAACTCCATAAAGAACTCATCCATCAAATAATTGTTAGCCCGTTCTGCTTTGTTCATTGCATCCCTTTAGCTACCATCTCAGCCGTCTTTAACTGTGTTTCTGCTTGAAACTGTGCAGTCTTTAGCTCTAACTGTGCCGCAGCCTTCTCACGCTCTAACTGAATCTCAGCAATGGCTTTCTCTCTAGCCAACTGAATATCTGCTTGTGCCTTGAGTTGATCTGCTTGGATCTTGGCTTGAATCTTGGCTTGATCGCCTTGAATCTGAGCCTGTACTTGTTGCATATAAGCCATGACTGCTGGGTCTTGCTGTGGCTGCTGTGGCGGTGGATTGGAAAGCATCTGATCTTGCTCTGGGCTAATCTCTTTAAAGAACTCGGTAGAATCGTTAAACCCTGCCGCTTCAATAAACCGACCTAATGTTTCCCGATACTGGGCTACAGATACCAATGGGTTGGCTGGGCCTTGGGTCTGCAAGATTTGTTCTTGCTTCTGCAATACCATAGCTGCCATAGCCATCTGCTGATCTTTGTTACCCGTACCTAAGCCCACATTCACTTCCATGTCGTAGTTGTTAGACCACTCTCTAGGATCAATAGAGATGTACTTGCCACGCAGACGGATTACACGCTCTTTGTCTTGGTACTTGCAAAGTAAGTGGAAAATGCCTGTAAACAAGTCCTTTACACCTGTATCAGCAAAGATACGAGCAATCATCTCAATACGACCTGCGCCAGTCTGTTGCATTGCCGCAATAGCCGTAGCCGTTGTGTTCTGCAAAATGCTGGGGTCTAGCACTTGACCAGCCTGTGCAACGCCTGAGCGCTTCTGCATTACTGAGTCTAAATACTCTAGCATTGGGAACGACTGTGCTGCGGTTGCTGGTACGGTTAAGGCTTGTACTGCACCAGGCGTTTTCATGCGTACTACTCCATTAGGAGCAACGGTTAAGAGGTCATCCATGTTTACTTGACCATCAATAGCTGTCATACGAGGCATATTGGTCAGGTACATATTGTCGAGAATCTGACGGGTAATCGTAGATTTAATCAACTGAATGTCCATGCTACGGTCTGCCAAGCTCTGCCCAAAGAACTTATGGGGCATTGGGATTGGGCAAATACTAGCAAATGGAATGTGGTCTACTTCTTCGTTATCTAGAATCTCTGAGCCAGCGTAGGTAACTTTACGCAGTTCGGCAATGCCATCCTCATCGTAATCGGTGCGGATATAGCACTCAAATACCTCAATGTCTTGCATCGAGAAGTCTAAGGATTGCGTTTCATCCGGCATCTCGCCACGATCAAAACGAGCAATGCGCTCAGGTGTGTAGGTTAGGTCTGAGTACGCAGGCAGGTTATCTACAATGTCTTTAGAGTAGCCAGCAGCAATTAAGTCCGAGCGAGTCATGTTAAGGCGATGGGCTACAAATCGAGCATCTTTGATCGTCTTATCACGCTTGGAAATTAAGAACTCCTCTGGCGGTACATTCTGAATCTTTACCCGACCAGACTCTTTCTTCTTCATTACCACTACATCGTATGAGAATGTAGCAGGGATAATCATGCCGGTCATTGGATCAATAATCTCAGGCGATACTTCCTTCATGTCCTGGCTTACTAACTCCATCGTGCCATCAGAGAACAATAGCTGGAACTCCTCTGCCGACAGGTCTTTGTACTTCTCTTTTGTTGGGTCTGCGCTATCTTCCCACCAGTATTTGACAATGCCGTTCTTTTGCAAGAGAGCATCTTTAAACCAGTTGTGCATCAGGATTACGCCTTCATTGTCTTGAAAAAAGACTAGATTGCAGTATTCCGTAGCTTGTTTAGCGCCTTCCTCATCGCCTGGGCCTTTAGGCTCAAAGCGGCATAACTCGTCTGACTGAGTAAAGATACGCAACAGTTGTGGCAATGCGCCATCTACTACCTCAGCTACTTCACCAGTAACAATGGATGAACGGCCTTCTACTTCGTTACCGTATGGCTCACGATTGTAGTAGGTCAATGCCTTTCTACGAGCCTCGGTTGTTTCGGTATCTACAAAGCCGATTGAGTTATCAATCTCTGCGTCAAGAATACCTTTTAGCTTGTTGTCATCCATATTTAAACTATCCACTTTGCGTTAATCTTTAATGGCTTATCCCACATATCGGGCTTCTCATCCAGTCCTACAGCAACATATCTCCATGCGTCTGCGGCATGGCTGTGTTGGTCGTGTAGGGGTTTATCACTAAACATCTTTGTATCAGGGTCTACTGCGTATCTGTAATGCCGTAAAGCCTGTAAGCCCTCAGCGCAACGGTTGGTATCAAAGTAACACCGATTCATCAACATTCTAGCTGCGTTTATTCCGTCTGCAATAGAGAGTTTAGGGGTAATCCGTACCGGCAAGCCCATATTCTCAATAATCTCTTTTGTGCTGCGACCAGTCATATTCTTATGTTCTGCGTCATGCGGCAGCCAATGATCCCTATATGTATATCCCTTGTTTTGAAGGATATTTACATAATGATCTATAGTTTTCTGATTGTCTTGGTAGAAGTCAATTACTCGTACTTCACCGCCAGGCACAGTCTGTACGAACCAAATGCTTGTATTGTCTGCCCAGCCTAAGTCCCAGAATGTAGATACAGGGATAGACTTATCTACTTGTATATCTCTGATCCGATCTTCTTCTTGCGCCTTGCGTAGCTCGTTAGCGTACACAGCGCCATCTAAAACTTGCCTTGTATTGCCTTCCCATACATTAAGATATGAGTCCATATCTCGTTCTTTCAAGTCATCTTTTTCTTCTTGAAGAACTTTAGGAAACCAAGGGTTGTCCGACCAGTTTACTTTTACTACCTTTGCCGACTTAGGCGGCATGACTACGAACCGTTTATAGGTTTCGTCTGTATCTAACTCAGGATTGAAGGTAATCCATATCTCTGAGTTTTCTTTACGAATCGTAGGAATCAGCGTGTCCCAGCTAGACTTACTAGTAGTCTGTGCTTCCTCTACCCAACAGATGTCTACGCCTTCAAACGACTTGATCTTGGTAATGTTGTGCTTTAAGCCTGCAAACAGGAACTCTGTGCCATTCCTACCAAAGATACTTGTGTTCTGAATAGTGTAGAAGTCCTCTAATCCTAGCGACTTGATCTGATCTGCAAGCAGAGCGTGTACCGAGTCACTAATCGAGTTCTGGAACTCACGGGCGCATAAGACTCTGAGTTTCTTTCTACGGCCTATAGCAAGTAATACCCTAGCTACTGTCCAAGACTTAGATGAGCCACGCCCACCGTATACGACTTTAAAACGGTAATCTTCCAGCAAGCACTCTAGCTTCTCTGGTATCTCTAAACTTAGCTTTTCTTCTGCTTCGATCACTCTGGGCGCTTGATAATGAACTCAATCTGCTTTAGTTCGATAGCCTCGCCATCTACACCGCTAATCTCTGTAGCTTGTACGGCCTTACCGTCTACCCTGTCGATTACTTCCTTGATAGCCCAAGGCTCACCCTGCTCGGCAGCATCTACTAGCTTTTGTGCAATGGTGCGTAATTTACGGCTATCCTCTTGAACCAAGGCTACTCGTAGCTGGTTGTAGAACAGCTTTCCCTTCTTGCCGTTCTGATTGCCTATTGGCGCACCACCCTTATTAGTTGGCGCAACTTCTAATTCTTTGTTTTCTGTAGACATTCCATGCCCTGTGGGTTGATGGTTGATGATGTTGCTATTCTACAACACTTTAAATATATTTACGATACTTCTACATATCTTGTAGTTTTATGCTACATTGGAGTCATCGCTGATTTATTTACTAATTGCCTAGCGATTCATAAATGGGGCTAAACAGTTAAGGAGTAGTAAACATGAACAACATTCAAGAGCAGCGTTATATCCCAGAAGGTTATGAATTATCTTGGGATGACCAAGAATTAGGTATTCAAATCTATTACAAAGAATCACCAACAATAGGCGGCTTATGCTTTGTAGGTCGTGCAATCAAACCTACATGGCACTATCGCTTTAGAAACGCAGAGCAGCGCCAGGCAGAAGTTACCAAGACTTTTGAATGGGTATCTGCCCACGCAAACCGTAAGGCAGAGCGTAAGGCCAAAAAAGCAGAGGCTACAGCTAATCATGGCGTAGAAGTTGGTGATGTATTCCGTTCTTCTTGGGGCTATGACCAAACTAATATTGATTATTACGAGGTTATTGCTATTACAGGTAAAACAGCTACTTTTTGCGCTATCAGTCAATTAACAGAAGAAACAGCATTTTTAAGTGGTGAGTGTGTGCCAGTACAAGGATCTTTTATTGGCAAACCATTTAAAAAGCTAATCCAAAAAGATAGCGAAACATCTGAGGCTCGTATCAAAATCAATAGTTTCTCTAATGCTTGGAAGATTACACCTGTTGCAAAAGTTGCTGGCAAAGCAATTTTCGCTAAATCCCATTGGACTGCTTACGCATAAGGAGAACTACATGAAACATCTTTTATATCGTACTGACTGCACTTACACCTGTGTTCGCAGGGGCTATTCGGAGCAAGATACATGGCGTGAGGCTTTAGGGGTTTTTGAGCCACTACTTGCCTATGCTGATAAATTGCCTTCTCTGGATGCTCCAGAATACTTACCTTCGGGCCATACCACTTACAAAATCCTTCGGGATTATTCATCTAGGGAGTAGCAGCATGACTTTTAATCTAAAACAATGGCGATCTCGCCTAGATATTACCCAGGAGAAAGCAGCCGAACTCCTGGGAGTTCATAGGGTTACTTATACAAACTGGGAAACTGGCGCAAATCCTATAGATAAATCTACAAAATTAGCAGCGTCTTTTTGTGAGATTGCCTATATTGCAGCAGATCAATTTGTAGAGTGTAATCCTTCTACATTAAATAACATTGGATCAAAAAACTTAGTTGAAACATTGGGCAAAGCAAAAATTATTAACGGCTTTATTGATGAGCAGAAAAATGTTCTGAATAAACCAATATCAATAATCTGCCATCCGCAAAGTTTCATCCAGCGTATCAAGTAGGCCAGGCTGTCTAGGTGTAGCGCCAAAGTCTGCATAGGTAGGAGTCCCAAAATCATCTGGGCTTCTTACCATGTAGATGCGGTCTACATCTTGTTTTGATATACCTGTTTCGTACTTAATGTTTGGCACAACTTCTTTAATCTTTTTCAACAACTGCGGTACTTGCCCTGGCTCATCTCCAAAGCCCATGATTAGGGCCTTATTGCCTGGTCTTGCAGCAATTACCATTTGTTCTGTTAATCCTGCCTCACCCAACTTTCTTAATTGCTCAGGCGTGACATTTTTAATCATTGCTGCATTGGATCGAATTGTGTCATTTAGTAAAAATGGGACAAATCGGGCAATGCCATTTGCGTCTTGTATTAAATTTTCTGATGTTTGTGCTGCGTACTTCATGTAATCTTGATCTATTACATTGCCTGTTCCAGCCGGAAGCTGTTGCATAAAGACAGGATTAGCCTCAAACCCTTGACTGCCTTGCCATGCGCCCTGTGATACAGACATAGGCGCATTAGCATAAGGGCTGCCGGTAGCTTGTCTTGCGGCCTCTAATCTCTCTCTTGATAGTGCCATACCAACAGGATTATTTAAATCTACATTTTGCAAAAGTGCAGGATTAGTAACGGCAACTTCCGTATTAAATACGGGCTGCGCCAATGGCCTGCGTAATTGCTCATACTGCCTATTGATTGCTGGAGTAACGCTTTCTATACCTCTTTGTGCAGCCCTTACAGCAGCAGGAGTAACCGGCATAAGTGCGCCAGATATAGCTTCTGTTGTTTGTCCCAAAAGACTTTGTGATGGTTGTGGCAGCAGACCTCTTTGCGTTAAATATGCAGTAGATCCTACAACTTGTTTTGGATCTAATAACCCAGATGCGGTAAATGGCAATCCAGCTAAATCTACAAATCCTGTAACCGCTTGTGGCGCACCTCTAGCAATGGAATTAACAATATCCAATAATGGGTTAATTTTTGTTGCCATGAAGTTTCCTTACCACTTTTCTTTGTTTGCCCAAAATGCGGCTGAAAATTTGCCCTTGGCTATGTTCTTAGCGTGTCTTGCTTTGAAACTCTTGCGCCTGGCTTTATTAGCCATTGACTCGCCTTCTTTGGCTGGGCTACCACTTACGCCCTGCTGACCGAATCGAATCGTTTTTACTTTATCGCCTTCCTTAGCCACTACTACATGGCTTTTAGTAGGATGGTTAGGTGTGCGTTTAGGCTTATTATATCCAGCAACGCCCATGCGCTCTAGGATGCCAGCAGCCTCACGGACTTTCATTTTTTATAACGAGCAGACTTAGATGCTTCGCTGATTGCAATAGCGATGGCCTGCTTAGGATTCTTAACGACCTTACCACTCTTGCCGGAATGTAGAGTACCTTCTTTGTACTCGCCCATGACCTTACCGATCTTGGCTTGCTTTTTGCTCATCTTCATACATTTCCTTTAGGTCGTATTTACACCAAATTAGCGGAGCTTCTTCGCCTTCTGCTAACCCTCTAGCCATGTGTTGTTGTATAGAAACAACATCTGCATTGAGCGTTGCTAGTCCATCTACCATATTAGGGTAAACCCTGTCTGCAAAGCGTTTAGCGTTTGCCTTACTTACCTCTGTTTCTCCGTTGGCGTCATAACCGTTTGAATCGTGATCTAAGGCGATAAAAGTACCATCCCTATACCCTAGGTGCAGACCAACTGATTCAAGCCTCTTAGCGAGGTCTGTGTCCTCGTAGCCCCATCCCCAATAAGTATTGGAGTAGCCGTTACAGGCTTCAAAGTGCCACTTCTTCATTACCGCCACCGCAGCAAGGCCGTAACGCTGGGCTTTTACTGTTTGATCTGTACCATGCCCTACTGGTCTTGTGTCCATGCCATGCCAGATAATGCGGCTTGGCAAACTAGGCTCTGAGTAATCTGCCCACATGGGCATATAGTCTACATCGTGGAAACAGACATAATCTACCATCCCAGCGATAGCTGCGTAGGCATGGTTTATGATTGCGCCACGATTAAATGGACTATCGTCTGCCTGCTCTGCTATGCAGAATAAAGGCTCTATATTGGTGTTTCTACGAAAAAAACTAACTGTATGAGGCAACATCTTAGCTAGATGCTGCTCTCTGTTTCGATATGGGATTATTACCCCTAATCTCACTTTTTCTTAGGCTTTGCTGTCTTGGCTGCGGCTTTAAATGCGGCTGCGGTTGGTGCGCCTTTTGTGCCTGGTTTACGCATTTTTTCGCCCGATCCTTCGGCTATGCGTTTTTTCTTTGCTGCAATGTTTCCGTAAAGACTATTCTTCATATTCCATCTCCATTTCTTCCTCGCCTATTGCTTCCCAAGCCATGCAGCCGTTTTCTGAGTCACATACAAAGTCAAAAATGTCGCAATGGCCTTTGCCTTTAGGTACGCCACAATCAGCCATATCAGTATTGAAATACTCACAAGCCTTGCATTTTCCTTCACCATCTTTTTTAGACCCATAATCGGCAGTTAAAACAGCCTTACGCATATTGCCTTTATTGATGTCGGCATCCATTGTAGATAATGGGCAGGAGCTTTTGTCCTCAGCCAATAAGCCGCCTTCTTCCTTCTTGCCCATCTTGGGCTTATCACCCAGCAGACCGATCATAATGGTAGTTTTCTCAGGGTTCATTTAAGCTCTCGCAAAATTTGGGCAAAGGTTTCCTAGCACAATTATAAATGCGTTTTTACATTCCTACAAGACAGGCAAACAAAGCGCTGGTATATACCGTTGCCATATATCTCCATCTCGCCATCCTTAGTCGATTTGCTTATCTTGCACCGTGAGCAAGCTCTTATAGTGATTTGACTTGGCTTTTCTGTCCAGTTCGTGCTGGAGTCTTTTTTTTGCATTTAGTAAATCTGCTTCTATTCTGTGTACTGTCGTTCTTGCTGCATTAGCAAGCTGGTTAATGGATGCGTAAGGATGGCTTACATATCTCAGTTTAAGCGCTTGCCGTAGGTTTTGGGGCAAATTCTTAATGGTTTGTTCTATCAAGTCACCGTCGACATGGTCAGGCTCATAATGTGGCTCTGGCTCTGCATAAAGATTACCCAACTCAGGAATGTAGTTCTTTTCAAAAGAGCGACAGGTTGTTTCTACTTGTGGGCCAATTACCCCATAAGATACATACCACGCCCAGTTCTGTAATCTAGATTCCATATTGCGCTAGTAAAATCCTTAAATGTAGAATATTATACAACTAGATTTATTGTATTATATTCAATATCTTAAAGCAAAGGCATATATGGCTAGTTATCACCTGACTGATGATGAGTGGATTGCTTCTTGGAAAAAAATTGGAAGTCCTACAAAGTTTGCAAAAAAACACGATATTGCCATACGCAATGTAATGGCTAGGCGGCGAACACTAGAAAATCGCTACGGAATTATTTTAGAAACTTTTGCCAGCGACAATCCTGCATACTTTAAAAAAGTTGAGCAAACGCCTGGTCATACTCGCAGAGGCATGGACATAGAAAAAGGCAGGGTAATTGTATTTAGCGATGCCCACTTTTGGCCTGACGAAACAACTACCGCATTTAAAGCCTTACTTGAAACCATTAAAGAATTTAAGCCTACAGCCATTGTCTGTAATGGCGATGCGCTTGATGGCGCTAATATCAGCCGCTTTCCTAGGGCAGACTGGTCTAAGCTACCTACGGTTAAAGAGGAGTTAGAGGCTTGCCAACATTATTTAGGGCAGATTGAAAAGGTAGGAAAAGGGGCTAAGTTGTTTTTTCCGCTTGGTAATCACGATCAAAGGCTGGAAATGTCAATAGTTGCTAACCTGCCTGCGTTTGAAGGAATAAAAGGAACTTCCCTAAAAGATTATTTTCCAATGTGGCAACCATGCTGGTCGTTTTGGGTTAATGAAGATACCTGCATCAAGCATCGCTGGAAGGGCGGATGGACTGGCGGCAGAAACAATGCTATGAACTCAGGCGTAAATATGATTACAGGTCATACCCATGTGCTTTCAGCCATTCCAGTAGCAGACTATAACGGCACTCGCTGGGGCGTTCAGACAGGCACTTTAGCTGACCCAAACTCACAACAGTTTGCTTATACAGAAGATACTCCTAAAGATTGGGGTCAAGGTTTTGTAATGCTAAGTTTTGATCGCAGCAAACTATTGCAGCCTGAGATTGTGCGAGTAATTGGCGAGGATGAGGTTGATTTTCGTGGTGCAATCCATCGTGTTTAGCGCATGAAGGCATGAAACTAACTCCAGCCGTACTTAGAAACTTATACGCTTCTTTGGCGTGTTGCTATCCATTTACTAAGTGGAAAATGCCTTTGCCGGAGGAAATAAATTTTGTAGTTACTGCTGACCCTGAGATAATGGGTACATATCTTTACGATACTGGCGAGGACTATGAGCATACTATTACTATCTCATCTGCTAGGTGCGGCCACTACTATACCTGCCTCACAACGCTCACGCATGAGGCTATCCATTGTAGCTTTCACCGGCAAAAAGGTGATCGCTGGTTGCATCATGGAAAAGCGTTTAGGGATCGCTGCAAACTTGTAGCTACAGAACTCGGTCTCGATCCGTTGGAACTTTAAGACTCTTTTCCCAGCCTTTCGTTGATTCGCTCCAGTAGTGCCTCGTAGGTAACTCCCCATTTATCTTCAAAACCTTTTGTACCCAATCCGTGAACACCATTGTTTCCCCGATGGTGTTCTGGGCATAACGGCAAGACAGGGGATGCAGACCGTTTAGCTCCGTAACGGCGCACGTGATGGAGTTCTGCCGGAGAGCCTGTAATCCCAAGGACTTCGGAACAGAGAATACATCCGAGTCGGGCAATCGCATCAAGTGTGTTCTTTTCATTTTTGGTCATTTCATTCCAAGCCAAATTGATATACATAGCGCAATAAACATAGCCAGCCCAATGTAAAATGGTAGATCGCTCATTGTGTAGCCCTATCTATAGTTCGGTTTGTGGCCTCTTGGCTGCGCCATATTTCAATTCTAGCTTGTGCCGCTATTAGTTTCCACTTTAGGCCTTCTTCTTCCTCTATTGCTTCTTTTAGCCCATGCAGCAATGCTATGTAATCTTCATTAGCGTAGGCTTCCATCTCTTTAGCTGCAATGCTAGTAGCGGATGATTCCAACATAAAAGCGCTTTTAGCTGATCGCAGATAGTTCTCTATATAAGTTCTATTTGCTTTGGCGGCTGCGTAGTTTCCAGATTCTTTGATGATGTACTCGACTGCTTTGTGCGGGTCATATTCCATTGTCTAGTCATTTCCTCTGTTAGTTTGTAATACCCAGCCTCACCACGCTTTTCTAATACTAGGGCCAGTTGTTTTCGTCTTTTTGCTAAAGGCCAACTAAGCAAATCCCTGGCCTCACATTCGTTACGCCATTCCTCGCTATAACTGTTCTTCGAGTTGTTTAATTTTTTGGCTAATTCTTGCTCTCCATTGCTGCCATCCCTCTCCGGCATACGCCTGCACTCCTATCTCTTGTGCTTTTTTAATGGTTAATTCTTCCGAGCTATACCAAGGTAATTCTGGTCGCTTGTTTGCTTTTGGCGCTTCTATAACAATTTCATCCTCAAACCGATATTGGTTTAGCCAAGTAGCCAAATGCGGTATGAACGCCAGTTGCGTATCTTGCGATTTCCAGTAATTGATATGGTTTGGCATAGCCTCTATAGCCTGTGCCTGCTCTGATTGCGTAAGGCGTTCAAAACTCTTTTGCGCTACACGCTTTGCTATCTTTCTTGGATACATCCCCCACAACTCATCAAAACTCATAAAAGTCCCCACTTAGTAAGTTCACCAGTTATAAATAATACTATGCCTGCAAAGTAAAAAGCAACCGCTACGATCTCTACGGTAAACAATGGCATATCGTCTTGAGCATACCCAGCCGCAGCCCACAATCCAGAGCCTATAAATCCTATAAGGATGTTAGCTGGGTAGATGTTTAATGCGGTCAGCAATATGCCTAATAAGCAAAGTAATGTGCCTGACCACTTTAATGTTTTCATTTGTTTCTGTGATATGTGTTTTGTGGGTTTTTTACCATGCTTGCAATTACCAAGTCTATGCTAGAAAACCATTGTATAAACATCTGACCGCTAGGCTCGTAAATAGTAAAGTTCACTTCTTTACCTTTTTAGGTTTTAATGTTTCCCTGTGTAATTCCATTATTTTGTCTGACTGGGAAATTACTTTGTTTTGCAGGTCATCTATCATGCTATGCACCGCCCAGAGCGCACCGCTATATGGGTCGCTTACATCCTCTGCTACTAGCTCAACCATATCTCGCACATTAGCCAATTTGTAAGATAGTTCTTCTATATCGTTTGCTGCTTGCCATAAGCTCATTAGTGACTCCCATAGTTTGTGTAAACGGTAAGGCTATCTAACCGAATTTTCATCTCACGGATTTTTAGCTCTTGCGCTCTTAGCATCTCTGCCGCTTCTACTAAAGCATAAATAGCATTACTAAACTGCAATGCGCTTTCTAACTCATCCGCTAATTCCATAGCGGTTTTGCCGATCTCTACCTCTCCAGCAAACGGAATAAACTCAGTTGGCACTTGCTCCTCCTAATGCTTTTATAGCCTTCATACTTAATAAGATTTTGTCTAAATCGTTTTCAGCACGAATACCGATTAACTTTAATTTGTCTGATGTATAGCAAGATCCGTCATCCCGATACAGGCTGCCAGTAACGCTGTCCATCATTAGTGTTTTGTTTTTTGGGTCTGTAGCGATTTGAACTGGGGTAATAATAATTTCGCCTTCATTTAGCACCCCTCTAAGTAATATGCGGTCTTGTAGCCATTTTTTTCGTAGGTCTTTATTTGCCCAGGAAGGAAAGCAGAATGTGGCCTGAGC